CCAGCCACTTCGGCAGTCCTTCTTGCTGCACAGCAGAAGCTGAACGAAAACGCTGCTGTCATGTCGCCGCGCTACGCGACGGTCAACCCGGCTGCAAACGCTGGCCTGGTTGAAGGCATGAAGGGCTTGTTTAACCCGACCGATACGGTCAGCAAGCAGTTCAAGAACGGCATGATGGGTACGGGCGTGCTTGGTTTCGACGAAATCAATATGTCGCAGTCGATCAAGCAGTTCACCACCGGCACCCGCGCCGCTACAGGCACGGTTACCGGCGCTGCCGTAACGTCGGAAGGCGCTACCACGCTGACGCTGACTGTCGGTTCGGGCGAAACCATCCTCCCCGGCGATGTGTTCACGATTGCTGACTGCTTTGCCGTCAACCCGCAGACCCGTGAAAGCACCGGCTCGCTGTTCCAGTTCGTTGCGCTGTCGTCCTCGACCGCGACCACGACTGCTACCGTGACCGTGGCCGCGATCTACTCGGCTGCTCATGCACTCGCCACTGTCAGCACTCTGCCTGCTAACGCTAAGGCAGTCGTGTTCGTCGGCGCGGCTTCGTCGCAGTACGCCCAGAACCTTGTGTACCACAAGGACGCGATCACCTTCGCCACTGCCGATCTCCTGCTCCCGCAGGGCGTCGATATGGCATCGCGTCAGGTTCACAACGGCATCAGCCTGCGCATTGTTCGTCAGTACGACATCAACAATGACCGTATGCCTTGCCGTATTGACGTTCTGTACGGCTNCAGCACGATCCGTCCGCAGATGGCTTGCCGCATCTGGGGCTAACCTAATCGGCCCCCGGTTCGCTGGGGGCCACTTTTTTTGAAAGGAATATACTATGGCAATTCCCAATGGCGCTGGCGGCTATCAGGTCGGCGATGGCAACGCTAATGAAATCCTGTTTGCGCCTTCGGCTATCCCGACCGCGTACACTGCTGGTGTGACCCTGACGACCAACGATTTGGCCGGTGGCCTCGTCGTTTACACGTCGGCAAGCACTGCCAACCTTGTGCTGCCAACGGCTGCGCTTACGGATGCTGCTTTCAGCAGCGCCCGCGTTGGTTCGTCGTTTGACGTTTCGCTGGTTGCTACCAGCACGGGCGTCCCGACCATTACGGTTGGTACGGGCTGGACGCTGGTTGGCGTCGGTACGGGTGTCGCATCTAAGAGCGTCCTGTTCCGCGCGGTCAAGACTGGCGACGCAACGTACAACCTGTACCGCATCGCTGGCTAATCGGTTTGCCCCGGCTTCGGTCGGGGCAACCTTTTTAGGAGAAAGACAATGCCAAATACAAAGGCTGTCGGCGTAGCTTACGCCGATCCTGAGTTCGAAAGCGTTTCCGTTACCGGCACGATGAGCGCCGCCTCAGTTGTTTCAACAAACAGCGGCGGCGCGGTTGCATCTAACGCCAGTGCGGGCGTTTACGTTCTCAGCACGGCAATCACTGCCAACACTACCACCACTTCGGCCCCTGTTGGTTCGTTGGGTATCACCACGAACGCTACGGGCAAGGGCAAGCTGTTTTACGCAGACGGCACCAAGTGGCAGTTCATGGCAATCAGCTAATATGATGGCCGGCCTTCGGGCCGTCCATTTTACGAGGGTTTTATGTCTGTCATCTATCTGGTTCATCCGACGCACGGCGCAAAAGTCGCTATCTCAGATGCAGAAGCGAATTATGATGCAATGAGCGGCTGGCAGCGGTATGATATCGATACGTCAACCATATTGGCGGACGATGACGGCGACGACGAGCCTGTCAACGAGATGGCGGCACCTAAGCGGCGTGGACGCCCCCGCGCGAAGCAGGAAGGCTAACCAATGACGACTGCCGGAGACATCATCAACGGGTCGCTGCGACTTCTGGGTGTTCTGGCAGAAGGCGAAGTGCCGTCCGCGGAAACATCGCAGGACGCGCTGAACGCGATGAACCAGATGATTGATAGCTGGAACACTGAGCGTTTGGCGGTGTTCTCCACGCAGGATCAGATGTTCACATGGCCATCGGGAGTGCTGTCGCGCACGCTGGGGCCATCAGGTAACTTCGTCGGTAGCCGCCCGGTGTTGCTCGAAGACAGCACCTACTTCCGCGACCCAGGCACGGGCGTCAGCTACGGCATCAAGTTCATCAACCAGCAGCAGTACAACGGTATTGCGGTCAAGACGGTCACCTCTACCTTCCCGCAGGTTATCTTCGTCAACATGACGTTCCCCGACATTGAAATGTACATCTACCCGCGCCCAACGCGCGATCTGGAATGGCATTTCATCTCTGTCGAAGAACTGACGCAGCCTGCAACGCTGGCTACCCAATTGCACTTCCCGCCAGGATATCTGCGCGCTTTTCGGTATAATCTTGCCACGGAAATGTCGCCTGAGTTTGGTATGGAACCATCCTCACAGGTCATGCGTATTGCTATGACCAGCAAGCGCAACCTCAAGCGCATCAACAACCCTGACGACATCATGTCCATGCCGTACAGCCTTGTGGCGTCGCGGCAGCGGTTTAACGTCTATGCGGGTAACTACTGATGAAAACGCCGATCTTAGGGTCGGCGTATGTCGCTCGAAGCGTCAACGCCGCCGACAATCGAATGGTCAATATTTTTCCGGAAGTTGTTCCGGAGGGCGGCAAAGAGCCTGCGTTCCTTCAGCGTGCGCCGGGGCTGACTTTGTTGGCTACTCTCGGCGTTGGCCCTGTCCGTGGACTGTGGCAGTTTGGCGACTACGGCTACGCTGTGTCGGGCAATACGCTGTATCAGATCAACAGCAGTTGGGTTGCAGTTGCCAAAGGCGCGATAGCAGGTGCAGGGCCGGTTAGCATGGCCGACAACGGCACACAGCTATTCATCGCCGCCGATCCGCTGGGCTATATTTATAACTCTAATACCGATGTGTTTCAGCAAATCACAGACCCAGATTTCCCCGGCGCGGTGACGGTCGGGTACATCGACGGCTATTTTGTGTTCAACGAACCCAACAGCCAGAAGATTTGGGTGACGCAGTTGCTCGACGGCACCAGCATTGACCCGCTGGAGTTTGCCAGCGCCGAAGGCAACCCCGACAACGTGGTGGCGGTCTTTGTCGATCACCGCGAAGTCTGGGTGTTTGGCACCAACTCGACTGAAGTTTGGTATGACGCAGGGCTGCTCGACTTTCCGCTGGCACGCATCCAAGGTGCGTTCAACGAACTTGGTTGCGCTTCGCCGCACAGCATCGCCAAGATGGACAACCAGATTTACTGGCTGGGCAAGGACGCCCGCGGGCAGGGCATGGTTTTCCGCGCGTCGGGTTACATCGGCCAGCGCGTGTCCACGCACGCTATCGAATGGCAGATGCAGGAATACGCCAACATCGGCGACGCTGTGGGCTACACCTACCAGCAGGACGGCCACAGCTTCTATGTGCTGAACTTCCCATCAGCTGATACGACGTGGGTGTTTGACGTGGCAACGGGCGCATGGCACGAACGCGCGGCCTTTGCCAACGGCGATTTTAACCGCCACCGCGCCAACAGCCAGATGTTCTTCAACGCCACAAACGCTGTTGGTGACTACCAGAACGGCAAACTCTACAAGTTTGACCTTGAGGTGTACGCCGACGACGGCCAGCCGCAGAAGTGGCTGCGGTCGTGGCGGGCGTTGCCAACCGGCGCTAACAACCTGACACGCACCATCCAGCACGCCATGCAGCTAGACTGCGAAACAGGCGTGGGGCTGAACACCGGACAAGGCAGCAACCCGCAAGTCATGCTGCGCTTCTCTGATGATGGTGGGCATACCTGGTCGAACGAGCATTGGAAGTCGATGGGGGCGATTGGCGAATACGGCAATCGTACGATCTGGCGGCGTCTTGGCGCGACGATGAAGATTCGTGACCGGGTGTACGAGGTGTCGGGTACTGATCCGGTGCGCATCTACATCATGGGCGCTGAGTTGGCCTTGAGCGGGACGCGAGCCTAATGGCACTTGCGCCGATCAACCCTACGCAGCTTACACCACCGCGCGTCGCGTTGATCGACGACCGCAGCGGTGCGATCAGCCGTGAGTGGTATCGGTTCTTTCTGTCGCTGCTGACGGCTACGCAGACCAACCAATCTGAGACGGAACTCTCGCCCGACACGTCGTCGCTGCTGGCATCCTATGACGCCATGCTGGCCGAGCTTGCGCAGGCGACAGAGACGCAGCCCGACTGTTGCGTGTCTGGTGAAGCGGTCTTGGCAAGCGATATTCAGGCGTTAGCGGTTACATCGCCCAGCGCGTCAATAGCTGCCTTAGCGGTTGTACAGAGCGAAGTACAGGCGTTGGCCTTGTCGCCACCGCCGCTTGATGAGTTAGCTATACGGGCGTTGAACCCATCCTCGACAGCACCGGTCACCAAGACCGCTGACTTCACGGTCGCGTACAACGAAACGTGGATCATCAATAACAAGTCTGGATCGACTTGCACCGTCACGCTGCCGTCCGCCGCAACGTACTCTGGCCGGTATCTTACGTTCCAGAACAACCAAGCCCAGAACCTTGTCTCTGCATCCAGTAACGTCGTGCCGCAGGGCGGCGGCGCAGCCGGGACTGCTATTTTGACTGATGTGTCTGGTAACTGGGCTACCCTAGTGTCAAACGGCACAGATTGGGTTATTATGCAAGCCGCTTCGTTTAACAATTTGCTGTATTAAGGAACCCGATATGGCCGTGAACATCAGCAATATCATCCCCGCCAAGACGGCGGAAGCTACGCAAGTCACGCAGTACACGTCGAACGGCGTGCAGACGATCATCGACAAGTTCACGGCGACGAACTACAGCGCCTCGGCTGCAACGATCAGCGTTAACCTGATAACGGCTGCTGGCAGCGCGGGCAACGACAACTTGATCGTCAAGACCAAAACGCTTCAGCCCGCCGAGACGTACACGTTTCCGGAACTGGTCGGCCACGTCCTGCCCAACAATGGCTTCATCTCCACAATCGCTGGCACGGCGTCGGCTATCAACATCCGCGCCTCGGGGCGTCTGGTTAGCTGATGTTGGCGCGCGCCAACTCTCAGGCGGCTTTGGTTTCGTTTACGGAAGCCGACGTTGAAAAGTTAGAGACGGCTTTTCTTGCCCAAGAGCAGGCCGAATGCCCCGTGCAACATCATTTTGGCCCCGGCGTTTACATCCGCGAAGTCGTGTTGCCGACCGGCGCGTATGTCATTGGCCATCGCCACAAAACGCCGCACGTCAACATCATGTTGGAGGGGCAAATTACTCTATTCAACCAAGATGGAACTCGGACTGAGTTGACCGCACCGCAGACTTTTGTCGGCGGCGCGGGGCGCAAGATTGCGTATATCAACGAAAAGGTACGTTGGCAGAACATATACGCAACCAACGAAACAAACGTAGAGACATTAGAAGCGCAGCTTTTGGATAAAAGCCTTGCGTTTGAAGAATCTCAAAAAGCTAACGGCTTTTTTCTAACCCATGACCCCAGCGCCGACCAAGAAGATTTTATAGAAGCTATTGCTGCGTTTGGGTTTGACCCTGACACAGTGTGGGCAATTTCGGACGATGAAAGCGACCAAATTCCGTTGCCGCACGGCGGCTACAAAATGATGGTAGCTACATCACCGATCCACGGCAAAGGTGTATTTGCTACCGGCGACATCGCCGCGCATGAACTTATTGCCCCCGCTCGGTTGGACGGCAAACGCACGCCAGCAGGCAGATTTACCAACCATTCTAAGACGCCAAACGCAGAGATGGTAAAAAGCAAAAATGGTGATATATATTTGTTCTCGACCCAGTCGATTTTAGGTTGCAAAGGTAGTAACGTCGGCGCGGAAATCACGATAGATTACAGACAGGCTTTAGCTTTGTCGGCAGGAGTTGAATGAGATGTCAGCGGTAGCAGCAGCAGTAATTGGTTCCGCGGTTATCGGCGGCGTTGTGGCGGCAAGTTCGGCCAGCAAGGCAGCTAAAGCGCAGCAGGAAGCGGCGAAGCAGGCGCAACAGACTGCCGAAAGTACGTTTGATAAGCAAGCTGCACTACAAGAACCGTTTCGTCAGGGTGGTTTGACTGCTCAAAGCGAGATTATGCAGTTGCTGGGTATCGGCGGCGACAAGACCGCTGAAGGCTACGGCAGTCTGGCCAAGCCGTTTGGGTCTGACCAGTTTCAGCAAGACCCAGGTTACGCCTTTCGCCAGTCGGAAGGCATGAAGGCGTTGGAGCGGTCGGCAGCGGCGCGCGGCGGTCTGCTGTCAGGTGGCACGCTGAAGGGCATCCAGCGGTTCGGACAGGACTTGGCCAGCCAAGAGTATGGCAACGCCTTCAACCGCTACCAGGTTGAACGATCTGCGCGGCTGAACCCGCTTCAGTCGCTGATGGGTTCTGGTCAGTCTGCGACTAACGTAACCACAAGCGCGGCAGGGCAAGAAGGTCAGAACATTGCAAATGCCCAGTATGGCGCAGGGCAAGCCCGCGCGTCTGGTTACATCGGCGTCGGCAACGCGATCAATCAAGGTCTTGGGGCTGTCGGAGGTTACTTTGCTAATCAGCCGCTGCAAAACGCCATGGTTGACTACTATAAGGCTGGCGCTCCCGGCGGGTTCCCGGGCCGCGGTTAACAAGGACAAACGCGATGGCTAATCAGATGGTTGCTCTCCAGGCTCGCGGGCCTCAGTTGCCCGATATGGGCGCGCTTACCACGCGCTTTGGCAATATGATGGCACAGCAGCAAGTCGCCAACCGTCAAGCCGCCGCCGCGCAGCAGTCGGCAGACTTTGCGCGCGCGGAAGAAGGACGCAAAGCGGCATTGCAGCCAGCGGCGTTGGCAAAAGGAGCCGCCGAAGCTACCGCGGAAGAACTTAAAACCGGGCAGTTATTTAACCAGGCT